TGGGGGGAGCTTTTGTATCTGGTACTTTAGTCTGTGGTCCTTTAGTCTGTGGTCCTTGAGGTTTGCCTTTAGGCTTGCCTTTAGGTTTACCTTTTCTATTTCTACCAGGAAGACCAGCTTCTATAACTGGTATGGGTTTTATATTTGTAACTGTTACTTTTCTTGCAAGTCCCCCTGGGCCAGTTGTTGTTGGTTTAGTTAAAGTTGGTGGAGTTTTAGGTCCTAGGAGCATGTTTGCTATTTTACCTAAACCCATTTTAGATAGTACTGAAGATAATACATCAACAATTTTCCCTGGAATTTTAGATAACCCAGTAATAGCAGCAACTATTCCAGCTAAACCAAGAGCTGCACTTAAACCTTTTTTTAAGAACTCAAATATTTTTTTAGCAAATGATTTTTTTTCTTCACCTACTACTTTTTCTTCTATCCTTCTAATACTATCTTGTATTGTTTGTACAAGTAAAAACTGTTGATTTTGTTTCTTTTCAATTTTAGCTAATATTTTTACTTCAGGATTAGCCGCAAATGCACCTTTGAATTTATCAACGACAGCTCCTCTGGTTTCCTTACTAGGAACCATTTTGCCCAACATGTTTTTAAGAGAATCTTTAAATTTATCCATAATGCTTTTGATTCTGTTCTATCATTTCCTGTCTTTCTTTTTTTTCTTTTAAGTGTTGTAAAAGTAATCCAACATAAACTTCTCTTTCCCAAGGTATCATATCTTCAAGTTCTGTTAATGAATAATTATATTCATTGATTAGCTGAAAATTTAATTGATAAAAATTAGCTAAATCGTCCTGAGAAAGAGTTATATAAAAAAATGTTCAATTCCTTGTAATTTTATTACATTTGTAACTCCACATTCTTCATCCTTACATTTAATTTCATCTTCATAAACAACTTTAGGCATATCTAAAAAGAATTGTTCTATAATTTCAAACTCTTTTTTGGTTAATCCTAAAATAAATTCATTAAGTTCTTCATTACTAAAATTATCATATAATTTATCATCCATAGTTACTGAATCAATACATTTACCAACTACTTCAAATACTTTATCAGTATCTGCATGCTCATATATAGCCATCATTTCAGTAAATACAGGATGTCTAACCTTAATAAACAAATTATCTTTTATCTTTAAATTTGTATTTTGTAAATTTTCATCATTGATGACTTTTATATTATTTAAGTTTACTACTGCATTTAATTTCTTATTGCAGTCACATTTAACTGTTATATCAACCAATTCACCTATAGATTTGGCTCTTAACATTAAAAAAATATATTCCATATCAAAATTAGGTAGTTTATCTAAATCTAACTTCTCAAATGTACATACATTTATTAATTCTTTAATAGTTTTTACAATATTATCTGCAACAGTATTTTGTTGCTGTAATAATATTTTATGTTCTTTAACTAAAAAAGGTCTAAATTTAACAACCTCTTTTGTCGAAGGTAATATCAATTCAAATGTAGGTGTTTCAAGTTTAGGTAATGCCATTATTAATCTCCATAATTAAGGTCCAAAGAATGTAGTTGTACCTATATTTGTTTCTGTAGTTTTAATTATACTCTCACCAACTGCATCCACTCTAACTTTAGGATTTTGAACTGTTGGTTCTTGTATTGATTTACTTGGATTATCGTTTATAAACATCCATTTTCTATATGAAAATAAAACTATTAATCTGTGTGTTTGATTCTGAGCATTATTATTAAGTTCCATTTGATTTAAACTTCTTGGAAATGCTTCAATTATTTTTATACCATATGTTCTTCTATTAAATTCATCTAATTGGTATATTTCTATATCAACAATATATTGTTCTTGATAAGCAACATTGAATGTATCTCTGTTAATTATAAATCTTGCCCAATCCTCAAAGAATCTTTTTACTGTCATTTCTCTATCAACGTGAAATGTCATGGGTAAACCATCACCACCATAATCCGAAGTTACCGGTCTTTGATATGGTGTACCATATATTCTATAAGGTTTAACATTTATATTAAATAATGGAAATGCTGCTTGTTCACATAAGAGTGATATTCTTTGTGGTGCTATTGTTGAAGTTGCTACTCTTTCCCCACCAATTATAGCTCCATTAAAACCTTTTTGTGGAGATCTTTGATTGAGAAGTTTTGGCCTTGGTATTATAACTTCAAATCGATTGACTCTTGCAAGTCCTTTACCTAAAACTTCAGCTTGAAAGTTTGATAAATTAAAGTTTGATAATGTACCTATTGTCATGCTACGCTCTTCTTTCTAGTTTCTTTGAGAACAGTTTCCATAGGAGCACCTCTAAATCTTTGTACAGGAAGTTGAGAAGCTACAACCCAATCTGGAAATGGGATTATTAACAATCTTGATCTTAATTGTTGCTTTAAATAATGTCTTATAGCTGGTTTAACAAATCTAAACACTCTTGTACTTTCTAATACTCTGTAAGATAATCTTAATCTTGTTTTCTCTGTAATTTTTTTGTCTGTTGCAAATCTATTAAATTCCTTTAATATATTTACTCTCATCATGTATGGTAAGTAATGAAAATTTATACCTAAAAATCCACCTTCAGTCCTTGAAAAAGGAATAACCAACGGAAACATATCATAAAATGGAACATCTTTGTCTTTTGGATCATATTTAAAAAGATACATATTACCTGGAATAATTCTTGCTGCAAACTTTCCAGACTGTAAAAGTTTATTAGGACTTGCTCCACCTAATTCTCTAACTTGTGTTTTATACCAATTTTGTGGTTTTACCTTTCCTGCAGCACGTAAAGTTATTTGTTCTAATATATTAGCCATATTTGTCTAAACCAAGATCCTTTTCTGTAAGTACCAAAAATTCCCATCCTCTATCGAGACAATATTCGTTTGCATATTTCCATTTTGCTTGATTAGTTCCATAAGTAAATACTTCATTAATAAATCTTTTTGTCTTTCTTTTTGGTATAGGTGGTGGTTTAGTAAATCTTTCTGGTTTTATTTCAATTAAATACTTACTGGCCTTACCATCTTTGTTTCTTACTTTTATATAAAAATCTACAAAATATCTGTGTATTTTACTATCGACTGGAGATTTGTATGGTATAATAGTTGTCTCGGATCCCCATTCTAACACATTGCTGTTATAATCACACCACCTCATAAATTTAAGTTCCCAAGACGATCTATAAACTACTTCTTTTATATCACCTTTGTACTTTTTAGGATTAGCAACTCTATATCGTCCTTTGTAGGTCTCTTTATACATGATAAATAATAATAATTAAATAACTATTTATGAGGAAAAAAATATGTCATATGGTACAACCATGGGTGGCATTAATTTAGATAGTAGTAGTTCAAGCTATTACAAGAGTCCACCTTCAGCTAAATTACAAGAAGATGTTACTAGGTTGAACATACAACCCGATACTGCTCCAAAAGGTCAAGTTCAAAAATACAATGTTACAGATTTTGCATATCCTGAAGGTATAAGCAGTGATTTAGATAAACAACATTATATACAATTTTATATTAATGTGAGAGGTAAATCTAAGTTTAATGAAGGTGAAGCAAAAGGCAGAGAACGGATTAAAAATAATTTAATGGCTGATGTTGTAGTTGGAGGTGGAGAAAACAGAATTGATCCTAATAGAACTGCTCAAAGAGTTAATAGTGCTGTAAACTTTGCTAAAGAGACAGGTTCAGCACTTGGGGGGATGCTTGGAATAGGTGATGGAAAACAAGTAAAACAAACAACACCATCTTCAGAATCAGCAGATTATTCTACTAATGCTGGAAGTCCTGGACTCATTGATGATTCATTAAATACTGCTAAAAAAGGATTAAATAGTGCATTAGAAGGTCTTGCAACATTAAAACCAGATGTTCCACAAAGATTAAGAGATGTTATTACATTGCATATACAAGATAGGCCAGCAGTTAATTATGGTGTATCTTATCAAGAAACTTCATTAGGTATGGCAGGTGGTGGCTTTGCTGGAGGAGGCCAAGGAACTAGTGATTCAATGGGTTTGAATATGGAATCAACTAAAGAAGCTACTGCAGTTTTGGCTACTCAAGTTGTAGGAGGACTAAGTTCAGTTTTAGGTGCTATAGGAATTCCTAAGCCTAGTGATCTATTGCAAGCTGCTTCTAAACAAATAACTAATCCATTTAGAGAACAATTTTTTGAGAGAGTAGATTTTAGAACATTTAATTTTAGACACACGTTTATGCCTAAAAGTGCAGAGGAAGCACAAAAAGTTAGAGATATAATTAAGATGTTTAAATTTCATATGCATCCAGAAATGGTAGGTGGTCTTGGTTTAATGTTTTTATATCCTTCAGAATTTGAAATAAAATATATGTATAGAGGTGAAGAAAATACATATTTTAATAAAATATCAAC